AAGCTCTCTAGAGGTTTCTGCACGTTTCCAGCGTGCCAACCACATGTTCTATGACGGAGTGCTTGAGGACAGCGAAAGCATCCGCTCATTCATCTACGACAACGCTTCACTGCACATCTGTAATTTCACCATCAAGAACGGGCGTTTTGGCATGATGCCAGCACTGCCCTATGACGGCAACTACAAGATCTCCACAAGCCCAATAAACCCAGAACAGATATTCACGTCAGGCAACATTATTGAAGACAGTCTGCAAGTCCAGTACATCGAGGCATCGCAGCGAACGGACTTCCGGGCTCTTGTGACCTGGCGCGTCACTGTCAGCAACGACCTCCCAACACAAGCCTCAGCACTTGTGGACTGGGCTGACCTAGCCGCGCAAAACCGTGGCTCGTTGACACAGCAGACATTTGACCTAAGCGATTTCTGCACCAACGAAGCCCAAGCATTAAAGACAGCCCGCTTCTTATTAAGCATCAGGCGCCGCGTCACCCATACCCTAAGTTTCAAAACCGTTCCTGATGCGTTACAGATCCAGCCCGGTTCTTACATTCGCGTCATCACATCCAGCACTTCTTACAGTGCCGCCAACAACGGCGCTGTCACAGATGCTGGAGAGCTAGTCACGGTAAGCACCATTCAAAACGGCACCTATGACGCGCTGGTCTACTACCCAACAACTAGCAAACTAAAGGAGCAAAAGATCACAATTTCAAACAACAGGGTCACGGCTTCTAGCCTGTATGGAACGTTATTCACCCTGTTAAGCAGCCAAGTAAACCAAGGGCTCTACCAAGTCGAGCAGCTTACTCTTGACGAAGATGGCCTAGTCAACATCGCTGCCGTTGAAGTGCCTGTGGATTCCAGTGGAGCTAGCATTGTGGCTAAAGACGTGCTCACAGAAAGCAATTTCCGGGTGCTGGAGTAATGGCGTTTCCCAATTTAAAACCAGCAGGCCGCGACTTTAATGCAGGCGATTGGCCCATCAAGCGTTTCAACGCACAATCAGGCGCGGAAGTCCGCATTTTGTACGGCACCCGCCGCGTAAACGCAAAGCTAAACCTGACGTACCAAAACATCAAAGACACAGACGCGCAGCTTTTCCTGGACGACTACGAAGCACGAAATGGCACCTTGCAAGAATTTTCCTTGTCCACTGCTAGCAACGTTTGGGCAGGCTGGAACGGCATCACTTCTAGCATCAGCGCACCACCTGGAACGAACTGGCGTTACGACTCCGAGCCAAAGGTGCAGTCGGTGTATAAGGGCCTGAGCAATGTCCAAGTAACACTGATTGCAGTGGCTTAGAATAGAAGCACATTCTTAGGCGTTAGAAATGGGCTTCTATACAGGCCGCAGTGGTAGCTTGGTCTACAGCGGCAAAAGCATTGCCAAGATTAGAGACTGGTCGCTTGAAACGACGGTAGAGCTTCTTAGCACAAATACAATCGACAGCACCGTAAATAGCTTCACCCCAGGCGTGAAGGGCGCGACTGGTAGTGCCACGATGATGTACTACAGGCTAGAAAGCGGCGAAAGTAGTACACTTCGGCAGTTCACGGACCTGCTGTCAAAAATTATGCAAGGTGGTGCAATCAACGAAAACGATCGCGTTCTCTTAGAGTTAAACGTCGGCGGCGGGAGTAAAGACGACATAAAATTCAACGCCTACATCACAAGTGCCCAGGTCAGCGTAAGCACCGGGGAGCTAAGTGTCGTTCCAATCCAGTTTACGATGGACGGCGATTTCTCAGAAGTAATTACGGCGTAACATGGCGGTTTTTCTAGGTGGAACGGGCCACGTAAAACTGCGCCGTGGCTCAAGTAGCAGCTACGGCTCATTTACTGATGTCATTTCACCGGACGACGTAAACACTACGTTGAACCGTTTAAGTTTTGAGTCTGCTCTAGATAATCTATTAACTGGCGATCGCCTGAGTATTTCCACAGACGATTCACGGGGCCTGGTTTGCTTTGCTGCTTCCACATGGAGCAGTAATACAGTAGAAGATGAAATTTCAGCGTTCATCCACGTTAACCAGGCAGGTGGTTTGCGGTTTTTTGCCAACTATGCAGACGCAATCAATAACAACCGTACCGCAGAAATTACGCTTAATTCTTTTACTGGAACGCCCATTGCGATTGACTACGCCGTCACCGATATTCGATTTAACGTTCTTGGGAACGTAACGGGGTATACCCTTAACACAGACCGAGACGCTATTGATGTTACGAGTCTTAACGATAAATTCCGCAAACAATTTAATGCTGGCTTGATCAGTGGTAGCGGCAGTATTGACTGTTTGTTTGACTACGAAACAACGGGTATTAAAGAGCCGCCGCTTTTGATGCTGCAGCTTATCCAAAGAATTGACATCGGCAGCCAAATTGAACTAGCCCTTTACATCACAGATAGCTCTTTAGACAGCAGCCTGTCTTCAGTGTTTTACCAAACAAGTGCTGTCATTACTAGGACAGGCATCAATGTCACAGCCCAGGAAGCCATTGAATGCACCATTGATTTTGTGACCGATGGCGAAATTAGGCTGCTGATCGGTCAGCCTTCCGGCTTCATCCTGCTTGAGGATGATGACCGCATCCAGGTGGAGCAATCGCTTGATTACTTGCTTAAAGAGATAGAGGACTAAAATAAAGGCATATTCCCGTAGCGAGTTAAGCGGTGGCTGACCAGCGGATAACCGAGTTAAATGCGCTGTCGAAAGCTGGCGTCTCTGCTACAGACGTTTTGCCCATTGCGGACATCTCCGCTAGCGAAACCAAGAAGGTAACGAGCAAGGATCTTGTTGACGCAGGTCTAGACCTAATCGATGCAGGCAGCATTGATCTTGACAAGCTCGACCAAAGCAGCACAACCAAGCTTGGAACGGTTGCTTTTGCTGATGATGCAATTACTGCCGCAAAGCTAGCGGCAAACAGCAGCACCGTTGCCGATACCATCGAGCCAACCGCTGACAACTTTGGCGGTCGCGGCTACTTCAATACCACCACTAGCAACCTTCAGTTTTTCAACGGAACAGCGTATCAGCAGGTTGTAATGCCAACCGCCGGTATCGGCGACCTGCAGATCACAACTGGAAAGCTTGCTGATGGTGCGGTAACAACAGACAAGGTTACAGCCCTTGGCACGGCTGCCATTGCTGACAATGCAGTAACAACCGCCAAGATTATTGACGGGGCTGTCTCAGGCGCAAAGATTGCCACAGACACCATCACAGCAACTCAAATTGCTGCTGACGCTGTTGGCGCATCTGAGCTTGCTGACAATGCCGTTGACACAGCTGCCATTGTTGATGGCGCTGTAACAACAGCGAAGATTGCAGCCGAAGCAGTAACAACTGCCAAAATTGACGATCTTGCTGTAACCGAAGCCAAAATTGCAAACACAACAATCAGCTACGGCAAGTTAAACCTTGCTGACGCTTCAATCCCAGGCGCAAAATTAGTAGGAGATTCAGTTACAGCAGCAGAAATTGCAGAAAATGCAATAGGCACTTCAGAGTTAGCTGCTTCTGCTGTAACCACAACAGAGATTGCTGACGATGCTGTAACAGCTGCAAAGATTGCTACGGATTCAGTTACAGCAGCTGCCATTGCAGCTGACGCTGTTGGAGCGTCTGAACTAGCTGATAATGCTGTAGATACTGCTGCACTTGTAGACGGGGCTGTAACAACAGCAAAGATTGCAGACGGATCAATAACAACTGCAAAGTTTGGAAATCTGCAGGTAACAAACGATAAAATTGCAAACGCAACAATTGCGGACACCAAGCTAAACCTTGCTGACGCTTCAATCCCAGGCGCAAAGTTAGTAGGGGATTCAGTTACAGCAACACAAATTGCAGAAAACGCAGTAGGCACTTCAGAATTAGCTGCTTCTGCTGTAACTGCAACAGAAATCGCTAGTAACGCTGTAACAACAGACAAAATTACTGACGACAGCGTTACAAGCGCAAAAATCTCGGCAGGCGCAGTCTTAACCGAGCAAATTGCAGACGCTGCAGTCACATACGCAAAGATCCAAAACGTATCTGCCGATTCCTTGCTGGGACGCGACGCTAGCAGCGGCGTAACGCAAGAAATTACTTGC